TTAGCTACCGCTTCAAACTCATCGTGACCGATAAACTTCGCAAGTTCTCCATGTAACTTTATTTTACGAAGCATAACGATACCTTTTTGCAGTACATTTTTGCAGCCACATAGAGTATGGCTCTCTACAAGATAGTCTATCTGCTAAATGATGTAAAACCATATCCCCTAAAAAAATAGCTACATGATTTAAAGTCGGATGCAAAATCGACATCAATAACATATCACCTTTTTGTAAAGCTTCACCCTCCTCTAATTCGATAAAGCCTGTCTGTTTTGTATATTTCTCAAACAATGGATTTTGAATAAATTCTTCTGGAGTCATATTTCTCTCGTAATCTATTAAATCAATATTTCTCTCTTGTTTATACCAATCTCTAACCAAACTCCAACAATCAGTTATCCCCCAGACCCATTCTCGACCTATGAGAGGGATTTGATACCCTGTAGGCTCACAATAACCCCAAGTCTCGTTATGAGGATTAATAATATGCCAAGGCAAGCCACTATTTTCACAACTTACTAAATCAGCTTGGCTAGGTTCTGGTGAAGTTCTGGGGTGGCTATGAATAATAGCTTTTATAGAACCTAAACTATCTGCTTTAACATAATCTTCTGGATCTAAAATAAAACATTGATGTGCCGTCATGGATAAATTTCGGCAGGGAAAATATCTTTCTTTACCTTTTACATTTAACAATAACCCGACAGATTCTTTTGGGCTTTGGTCTTTCGCATGAAGCAAAGCAGCGTCTTTCCAGTTCATCCTAAAAATGTACCAATAGAAGGAAATATATCTCTAGTACATTGACGTTTTGGCGCACGAATACCTGCAAGATCGAATACTGCTGCTAATTCAAATTGAACAACTTCTCTATTTTCTGCCGATTTACGATCAATATAATAAATCTCTCTTGGAAATTCTGCATCTGGATCTGGAGTCCCGAATGGATTTGTAGCCCCAGAAAAATTTGCTGCATCAAGAAACTTAACCATTGTTCTTAACCTTGTGACTTTTGCTCCTGTTAAATCATTTCCGATTGTAAAAGCATTAGCTAATAGCAATATAGATGAGATACTCGGTGAACCCATATTACTTATAGTCATTTGAGGTCTCGGTAATTGATCTTTTTGATATTGAAAACCTGTAACTTCTACTGGAAATCTTAAATAACTCTCACCGTTCCATACTATTTCACCATTAGCATCTAAATTCGATCCACCATGAAATCTATAAACAGTATCTACACCTGTCGGATTTCCTGTTTGATAATTAAGTCCTTCTTTTAATTCAAGTTTAAACAGTTCAATGATTGAAGAAGGATTAATATTCTGTATTTCACTAAAAACTGGTGCTGTATCAATACTCATGGCTCAAATTTCTCAATAAAAGTAGCATCAATAGTTGCTCTCGTAGGAAAATCTATATTTTTAGTCCATTTAGGGCATATAAATTTAGCAGAACCAGTTTTTACGACTGTTACATTTCCATTAGTAGTTGCAGAGGCAGAAGCAGTTATTACAAAGGTGTTTGCATTTGTTATAGAAGAAACAATATATGTACCATCAGCCGATGTTCCAGAAGTAAAATCAACAGTTATGGAATCTCCAGCAAATAACCTATGATCTGTCATGGTTATTGTGATCGTTGTACTTGATTGTGCGTAAGTCCCTGTCTTAGTAAACCCTTCTTTTGGTGGGGCATAATCAAAACTAGCTTTATCTAATGCACGTTCATTGAGAAAATATTCAATCGTAGCTGCCTGATCTTCTGTAATGTTCTTCCATTTCAAAGAATACTGTCTAGGGTTTAGATGGCTTGGTATGCCAAATCCAAGACGCTGTTCATAACCATCCCCGAAGACCACTGTTCTGGTAATCGGTGCTGACTGCTTTTTAACGCTAAAAGAAGGTTCAATATCTGGGAAAGTAGCCATTTAAGTTAGAAGTCCTCCGGGTCGTTTTTGTCTTATCATTTCTGATTGTATGGCAGAAGCTAAAGCTCTACCAAACTGTTTGGATGCTTCTCCATCACCTTCAACAGAAGAACCAGAAGCATCTACATTTACGACAATATTACCAACGCCTCCAGAACTTTGCACTCCAAGTTTTCCATCAGCACCACGTTTCAACGGCATGATAGCTTCTGGCCCAGCTTCCCCCATCAAGCCAGTTCCATCTTTGAAGGGGAAAAGAGTGGGCCTATCTACTATGCCCCCTCTGGCAAATTTCTGAATACCATTAGCACCGTAAACATTACCTTTAGCATCTTTGGTTGCCAAGCTTAATTTTGGGAACATCCAACTAAATAAAGGTTTTACTATCGCTGCTCTTACCAGCATCCTTGTTAGGTCTGAAATAATAGATCTCGCTAAATCACTAAAGTTTAACTTTCCTGTCATAACGAATTTAACCAACGCATCTTCCATACCTTTGAAAGCTTTTACAAATGTTTCTTCTACTTGTTTCGCTACATTAAACGCAGATGCAGCAAACTGCTTAATTGGGCCTTTATCATCTTCACCTAAACCTGCCAATCCCGGTATTGGAGATTTTGGTTTAAATTTATCCTTATCTTTATCTGTTAAACCAAATGGATCCCAACCAAACATCTCTGCAAATGATTTAGCGTTAAGTTTGGCCTGTGCTGCTGTATCTTTAAAGAAATCTTTTTGAACTTGCATAGCTCCTTTAATATCTAACTGCCTTAACTTATCCATTATTTTAAAATTATCTATTAAAAGTCTTGACAAAAATCTAAAGCCCTCAATAACTGTAAAGACGGTAGCTGCTAGTGTGGCGAAAGTCAGAGTAATACCTTTTATTGCACCCTCAGACTTGGCAATAGCATCAGCAATATCAGCAAATGACTTTTGAAATGCAGCACCAATAGGCTGCATACCTTTACCAATAGCTAATTTAAGATCTTCCGTTCTTTGTTTTAATTTTGCTCCTGCATCAGCAGTTGAATTTGCAATTTCATTTGCCGTTTTCTCGAAATCTTCATTTAATTTCTCAGCAAATTTAATAACTTTTTCTAAACCGACAGTTCCATCTCTCAAGTCTTTCTGTAATTTCTGCAAACTACTACCATTAGCCTCTGCGAATTTAACCACAGCACCAGCTAGTCTCTCACCCAACTGACCTTGTAGTTCTTCCGCAGATACCTTACCTTTACCAAAAATCTGCGACATTGCTCGGATCGCAGATTGCACATCTTCCGCATTACCACCAGTTGCCTTAATAGCATTAGAAACACCAGTAAAAACTTCTTCTGCTTGTTCAATACTTCCACCAGCACCAAGTACAGACGCAGATAATTGGGTAAACTGCTTGGTCGATGCTGCTATCGGTACATTTAATCGTCTAGATGTAGTGCTGATTATTTGTAATCCTTTTTGATAAGTCTGTTGATCTTTAGTTACACCTCTTAAAGCTATTCGTAACTTCTCTATTTCTGCTGCGTAACTTGCAGCATCAGCAGCATAACTTATTCCTTCTACAGTTGCTCCTATCCCCACACCAATAGCAGCCCCCATTGGCCCTCCTACTGCTCCTCCTGATAAACCAAAAGATCCGACAGCCCCTAAACTACCAGCAGCCCCAGACCCAGCTATTGCTCCGAGTGCTGCTCTTTGCCCCACACCCATATTTTTGCCAGAACCAAGAATACGATCCCTAAATTTGCCAAACCTTCCTCTAGTATCAGGCATAGGGCCGATAGGTGATGCGTATTGAGTTCCCGGCTGTATGCTTAGTTTTGCATTTAACTTATCAATTTCGCTTGAAAATCTGCTATATGCTCTACCACCTTTATCTACTTGATCTCTCAAAACTTTGAAAGATGCAATTTGTTCTCTAATAATTTTATTACTTATAGCCATCTCGCCATTAAAGCTTTTGGCTCTTTTGTCTACTCGTAAAATACTATTAACTGTTTCGTTTAAACTTTTCTTATTTAATACAAGCGTTTTATTAATTTTGCCAAACGTAGCTCCTAATTTTTTAAGTTCTTCTCCTCCAAAAACTTTTATTCCAATTTTTATAGTATTGGTTTCTTGCGCCACTATTTCTTCTCCTTATTAAACTCTTGCATAGCGACAGCTTCCATTAGTTGTAAACCTTCGAGCATTTCCTGACGGTTATCTACATGATAAAGGTCAAACAGTCCCCCATCAAGTAATAACACCTCATACTTTAATCCTACTACACCTCCAAAGGATGTGTTCCATTGTGTCTGACAACGTAAAAACATCATTACAATATCCCAATTCTCTTGAAACACTTCAAAATGCTCTTGCTCTTCTGGCTGTTCCTCGATTTCTAGACCAAACGCAGCAGCGTCTTTTTGTGTCTCATCTATAACTTGTTTACCACCCGAAACCCAGTATAAGGTGGCATCAGTTAGTTTCCCGATTGTGCATTAGCATAGAACTTTTTAAAAGCGTCTAACACACCAGCGACAAAATCTATATCTTCTGAAAACTCCTTTAAAGTCTTATCATTAAACTCGATAGGTGTACCATCTTCTTCGCTAATATCTTCCCACCCTACTAAAACTTTTTTCAAGGCTTCAAACTCAGTAGAGGAATCAAAGGTATCAAGTTCTTTTCTTGATAATCGAATAAATTTACCAGTAAACGAAGAAGTCTCAAAATCACCTGCTTTTGTTTCGCTAGGTCTTTGAACTTCCACAGGCCAAGGATAAACCTTGGTCTTTTTTCTAACAAATGCCATAAATCAATATATATACTTCTTTACTCTACCTCAGTAGTCAATACTTAGTCAGTATCTATGTGTAAATTAAGCTCATTTCATTACCTGATGCACTTGGCACAAGAGTATATGGAATTTCAAGCATTGTAACGCCATCCATTTCACCATAAGCTACATCCCCAATATCAACTTTGCTACTTGTGAATTTAACAATGTTTCCTGCTGCCGTTCCATGTGTTACCTGCAAATTACCTAAAGTAGCATCTGTCAAAGCAGCACTAAAGTAATCTTTTTGTGCAAGTGTTGGTGCTTCGATGGTAACTGCTCCACTTGCTGCTCTATCTGTAAGAAGAACTTCTTTTGTACCACCAACAAGCTCTCTATAGACAAGAGTATTGCCTACATCTAATGAAAGTCCTTGTAATGCTCCAGCATATGAATATAACTGGAAGTTAGTAGTATTACCGTTCTTAAAGATTAGAGGAGTCGCTTGATTACCATAGGAAATTGTAGGTAACGCAGCATCAGTCGGAGTAGAATAGATTCCTGTAAAGGTGAAATCTATAGAAGGAATTTCTCCCACAGTTGCGTTGATCGAGAAACTTCCTCGACAACCAGAAACAATATGCCTTACACCATCTATGTTGTAGTGGATTGTTATAGAACTAAAGCTGCTTGATACAGGTGCGTAAGTGACGCTTGTGTTACTTACAATACTTTCGCTAAACCCACAGGCTTTGAGGGCATCTCCGTAACGAGGCGCAGCACCGGCTGTTCCAGATCCAGCAAGTTCTACCGAAAATGTACACTCAACTCTGGTGTTTGCTAATAACTGTTCTGATGCACCTAAGAAAGGTCTTACGACATCTCTGTTAACAACATCACTTGATTGCGGTGTAATACTTAGATCTCTTACTAAGACAACTGTTGAAGTTGCCATTCCCGGATCAGTACCATAGCTACTTTCCGCTTCAATTAGAATTACTCTCTTTCTTGTCAGTAGTGCCATCTTTTTTTACCTCAGTAGGGGGTTCAGCTTGTAAGGTTTGTTGTACTAGCTTACTTTTGCCAGTTTTCGGGTTCAGTATGTAAGTACCGCCCTCATTTGGAATTTCAAACTCCATAATAATCAATCAGGGTTGTTAGGGTTGCAGTTACATTGTAGATCATGTTGATAAATCGTTATAACTACTCCTGTAATCTATCTCATACTCGCAAGATATTATTCCTGCTGGTTGATCCGCTTCAACAACATCGAAAGATACTGTCGCTGGCCTTACATCAAGTGCAAGCCCTCCCAAAGTAGGGTCATTAACGATTTTTGTATGTAAACTTTCAACTGTCGCATCAGCCGTAGTATCAGGAGTCTGTGATCTGACAACAACAACTATTCTTACCCTTAATGTCCAATCTATTTTTAAGTAGGTTGAACTGTTAACGCTAGGATTGTCTGTTATAAATTCAATGACTAAAGAAGGTGATTCTTCCCTTGTCATTGGCTCAACTCTGCTTCGGTAGATACGAGTTCCTACACCTGTAGTTCCTGCAAGGTTAGTTTTGATTTTTGCTAATATTTGTTCTCGTTTACTAGCCATCTCAAACCTTCATTAATGAAATTACAGATAAAGTTCCATCGTCTATCTTCCTTGCACTCCTAACTTTGTATTTAACATTGCTGACTTCTATCTGTGTGTCATATTCTAAAGAACCAAGATCAGTTGTCTTAACTGTTAATTGATAATCAGTTGTTAATACACGATCATCCGCAACAATCTCGTCAGGCTGCTCTAAAATTCCTTTATAAGTAACATTGTCATAAAATACATCTTCAGAGAAGTCTCCAAAGAATGTACTTAAATCTTCTGTAAAAGCCATTAGAAAAAAAAAGCCCTCGGTTGAGGGCTACTTATTTAGCCGTACTTTTTAACACCAATCAAGTTGATGCTGAAAGTAAAGGTTGGTGATGAACCACCGATTGTTTGAACGATCTTGATGTAACGCTTACACTCATTTTTGTTGATTGAAAGTGTTTGCATAGAAGCAGATCCAGTTACTTGTGTGAAAGTAGCACCAGATAAATCTGTGTATGTACCTCCACTAGCATCAGACTCAGTTAACTTGATGTCTAATGTTGGGCTAGAACCGCCACCAGCAGCACTATCCAAAACTAAAACTACATCTCCATCATATTCGAGAAGATCTATTGCACCAGATGTAGCTGTGCTTGTTACAGCAGCAGTAGCGACACCAGCAACAACAGTTAGTTTTTCTAAATTCTGTTGAATAACAGACATTTTAAGATTCCTCCATAATTGCGATTGCTTCTTCTAATTCGACAATTAGATCAGCTTTGTTATGCCTTTTGTCGAGTTCTAGTCCAAGCTCACGACCATATGCTTCAAGTTGTGCTTTAGTCATTTGAGAAAAGTCAACTTTGTCGCTATCGGTAGGCTCTTGCTCGACAACTGGTTCTTGCTCGACAACTGGTTCTGTACTGGCAATAGGAGCTTCACAAGCCTCAACAACTAATTCAGCTTTTTCTATTGCTATCAAGTAATTACCAGTTTGCTCTTCAACATCAACGATAGTGCCAGCACTCGTAGGAGTGCCAGCTATCATTGTTGCTCTTAGCAATTTAACCTTCATATTATGTTCCGAAACAGAACGCTGTTGGCTGCTTAACAGCAAAGTCAACATCTTGTAGAGCAATGATTCTTACACTACCGCTTGTTGCATTTGCATATGGATCTACAGTTAGATCTAAACCAGACCACATACCAATCACAAACTGTGAGAAGTCTCCGAAGAGTACATCGTTGTTTGCAAGTTGGTTAGAAACAATAGCTGGATAGCCGTTGATTTCATTGTTCTCGAACACGAACTGTGCTGTGTTTGAAGCTTTTTCTGTTGACTTCAAAGCACCTCTAGCAGTTGCGTTGATTAGGTAGAACATATTAGCTACGTCAGCGTTAGCTGCTGCAACGTCTGTCTCCATTCCGATGTACTCAGCAAAAGTACCGTATGTAGTAATTGTTTGTGTTCCTACACCTGTTGTATCTTTGATACCTAGTGGCTCGTTAGAACTACCAGAACCATAGATAGCTGCGTTATCAAGCTTAGTAGCAATTACCTTCGCAATGTCATCCCGGATCATTGATTCAACGTCAATAGATGACTGAAGAAGTAATCTTCTTGAGTAGTCAACAAAAGCACCGATTGTTTTTGGTGTCATGTTCACCTGATCGAAAGCTTGCTGACTTTCTGTTGGTGCGCCGGACTCGCCAACGAAGTACGCAGTGGAGGTTGAGGTCATCCGGGGGATAGACACGTTACCAGACAATCCTGTAAGCATTGTTGGGTTTGTTGCCATAACAGCCATTCTCTTTCTAAGAATGTCTATGAATGATCCTGCTAATAAGTCTGTTGGAACTAAGTTACCACCAGCAGTTGCAGTACCTACGTTTAAATCTCTTTTAAGGACTTCGTTAGGAACTAAGATGCCGTTTGCAGGCTTCTCATATTTCTTAGAAGCTGCATCAGATACCTCTCTCTCGAAAGCTGCTGCTTCTTGTGCAGCACGATCTGTTGGGTTTGCTAGTGCGTTTAATGCTCT